TGTTTAACCCAAGTAAAAGCAACTGTCTTATAAGTGAAACCCCACGCCTCTATAACTTTAAATGCTTGTTGTAGAAACGGATCGGTCACCCACATTATAAGGGTGGAATTGCCTTCAGCAAGGTTGCCAACAGGTAAAGAAATAATGTCAGAAATACCAGCGCACTTATAATGCTTAGTGGCGTTCCTTCCTTCTCCCTTTTCTGAATATGATTTAAAATACCACGGAGGATCAGCATAAATTACTTTGTATTGTTTGTTTATACTACTTATATCCATAAAATAAAAAAATATACTTAATTGCTATGATAATTATGCAAAGCTGATTTGTCGTTAATTTAGTTGATACAGCTAAGTAACATCCTAAACTAAATGACCAATGGAATATAATTAAGAAAATTAATAATTCCATTATTTAACCAGTTTTTTAGGCCTGCCTTTATTTCCTATATTTGCTAATTTCCAAGCAAGACCTTTTACCCAATTTTGAGGTTGACATCTTTTATTCATTTTTAATAGTTCATCTGTCCATTCAATCTGTTTTAATTTAAAATCTTCAGAAAATTTAGGACTAGAGAATTTGATATAAAATAGTGGTTGGCCTCTTTTTACTTCAATCTTTTTAGTGTCGTCTAATATTTCAAAACTAAAATCTACAGGTCTTTGCCATTTTTGAATATCAAAAGTTCCATTAATAAATCTAGTATTTTCAACTTCACCATGTAAAAATGGTGGATAAACTTCTATCCAAACTGGATCATCAGCAACAAACATATATTGAAAATAAAAAGTACATAATGCCAAATCTGTTTCTGAATATTGGTCCCAACGCATATCAATAAACTGATCATAAAACATTTGATTTTGATTTATGTTAGCTGACTTATTTTTTCTATCTAAATTTAATGTCAAATCAACAGGACTTTTAATAACCCAAAATTGTTTCAAAAAGGATGCATTTGCAGGACAATTTTTAAACATACTTTTACTATCTTTGTAAAAATCTATTAATCTTTCAGGTTCAAAATATAAGTTATGTATAAACTCTAACTCATATCCACCCAAATGTTTTGCAAATTTATATGGTGTCCAGCCTATTTCTATCATTCAAAAAATGCCTCTAATGTTGCTTTCGGTTCTGCATTCCAACCTATTGCTTGTAATATAAATCTCATTGGATCTAAAAATGTTTTTTCAAATTGTACTTCATAATCTATATATTCTTGTAATTTAAACTCTGGTGGTAATTTAGTTATATACGATATTACATCAAATTTGAAAGGATTAGCCTCAATTAGTTTTAAAAATTTAATTTTATCACCTTCTTGTATAAAAGGATATTTATTTTTTAATTTAAATTGTTGTATCTGATAATTATATATTAGAGCACCTTTAACATGAATTGGTGTTCCTTTAATAAAAACATCATTTGCACTATGATATTTTTTCATATTATTACACGATCTAGGAAAAGATATTTGTTCTGGCGTCATATTTAAGAAATCCTTTTTAAAACTTTTGATAAACTCATGTAAGTCTGTTTGTTCTTTAGACATAATAATCTTAATTGCGTCTTTAATATACTTTCTACAAATTTGTGGAGTTGAAGACTTAACAGCTTCAATACCCATAATTTTTAATTTAGGTTCAGATAATCTAACACCTTCTTCGTCTAATACATTTAACATATAACGTTTTTTTGCAACCCAAATACCTTTATTTGCAATAACTTCACGTTTCATCACCAAACAGCTTTTAAATGCATTTGTATAATCAGCTAATTCTGCAAAACATTTTTCAATATATGGTTCTAATTTTTTGCCTACAACTTTATCTAAGAAATCACATATTTGATCATCTGATTTATCTTTACAAACTTGTTCTACTAACTTATCTAAAGTAACATAAATTGAATCTGTATCTGAAGCAACAATATAATCTATCTTATCGTTTGTTTTTAAAATATTATTTAAATAGTCATTAACTTTCTTTTCAATAAAACGAATAATAAACTGGCCAGCTGTTGTAATAGCACTAGCCTGTCTAACATCATAGTATCTAAAATATTGATTACCAACAGCACCATAAGCACTATTAAGAGCAATTTTTCTAGCCCATTGTATATTATGACATCTAGCAATTTCTTTTTTAAGTTCTGGATTTTTAGTTCTTTCATACATTGCTTTTGCTTTTAACATACGTTTTTTAAAGATAACACGTTCATTGTACATCTTCTCCATCATTTCAGGCAGAAAACCTTGGCTATCATTTTTAAATAAAGCGCCATTAGGTGCAACACAAGCTCCTTCTGTTTTTAAATAATCTAAAGGTGTTGATTTATCTAAAAGTTTATTTACTGAAATTCCAGCAGATTTTACACCAATAATTTTTTCTGGAGAAATATTATATTGTATAATAATATGTGGATATAGGGAGTTAATATCAAAAGAAACAATCCATTTATGCATACCTGAAACAGGATCTTTTACATATGCACCCTCGTACTTTGTGTCTTTACTATGTTCTTCTCTTGGAGGAACACATATATTTTTTTTCAATAAATGATTTGCAATTAAGGTATCCCATACCCTAACTTGTGAAAAAATATCACCATAATTAACTTTACTTTCATAAGCTACAGTTAAAGATAAATCAATAAGACCAAGTTTATCTTCTAAAGCGTCAACAAGTTCAACGTCTTGTATATTGTAATCAACAAAATTTTGAAAATCCTTTTCATAAAATTCTTTAAATGTTGCGTAAGGATTGTCATTTTTGTTTTGACCTAATTCAACTTCACCAATATAATCTAGTTTATAACTTTCCTGTCTTGTTGGAATAAACCATTTGTATAAATCTAAATAATCTAAATTACAAATGCCATATATATCATAAACTGTTTGAGTTCTTCCTCTTACAACAATCTCTTCTCTTCTTATTAATCCCCAAGGAGAAATTTTGTTTGCTACTTTATCTCCAGCTATCAATTTAATTCTATTCATTAAATAAGGCAAATCAAAAAACTTTGTATTCCAACCTGTAATAATATCAGGATAATTTTTAATCCAAAATTTCATAAATTCAAATAATAAATGATTTTCATTTTTACATCTAATATAAACCACATCTGTTCTATCTGTTTTAAAATCACCAACACCCCAAGTTATAATTTGTTTATTTGATTGATTCTTAACAGTAATACAAAGTAGTTCTTCGATAGGATTTTCTACATCTGGAAAACCATTTTCGCAGGCAGTTTCAATATCAAGTGTAAATATTTTTATAAATTCTTTTGACCAACTGATATCATCTGGAAATTGATCGTTGATATATTGATAATGATATCTTTCTAATCCATATATTGGAGAGTTTTTAGTAGCAACATCTCTACGAAATTTACGAGCTGCGTCTATATTTTTAAAAGAAATAGGTTTTAAATTTTGGCCTTGTAAATTTTTAAATTCAGTATCTTCTTGTGTTAATGCATATAAAGTAGGAGAAAAATCTAGTTTTTCTTTATAATCTTTTCCACCATGTATACCTCTAACAAGAAGTTTGCCTTTGTGTTCAATTACTGATTTATAAAAGTTCATTATCTAATAAGTTTACTATTAATCCGTCATGTTCTGGTTTTAAAGTTATTTGACAAGCTAATCTACTTTTGCCTTCCTTAAACCCTTTTTCATATTCTAACAATTCATACTCTGGTGTATTATAATCTATTTTATCTAATTTGTCAACCCATTGGTCTTGTAAATAAACATGACAAGTAGCACAAGCACAAGTTCCACCACATGTTGCTGGTATCTCCTCTATAGGTGGATTAACATAAAAACGAGCAGCTTCCATTAATGTAGTATTGACAGGAACTTCTACTCTTATTTTTGATCCATTTCTAACAAAATATACAGTTATCACTTATCTAATATAGGTAATTTGGTTTCAGTTATTAAACTTTTATTTCCTGGGGTTAAAATGCTACTTGTGTTTTGTTGATATGCTGAAATAATCTCATCTTTTGGTTGAACCATTGTTACAACTTTATCTGACGAAATTACAATTATTTGATCTGCCGAATATGGCATATAGGGTGTTAACATCAACTGTACAGGTCTTCCTGGAGCTGATTGTGTTGGTATAATTACAAATGCTTGTTTAATATGGATAAGTTTTTCATCTTTTGTTTCAATCTTTCCAATAACATCCTCACCTGTGGTTAATCTTAGTATTTTTATCATTATTTTCTCCATACAAATGTCGAATCATAAATTGACATATAATTATTAATATTGTGTTTATATCTAAATTGGGCTACAGCTCTTTGTACTGTTTCTGCGTCATAATCATGCCCACAAAATAGTCCACCTTTTTTAACTTTAGGATACCATAACTCTAAATCATTCTTTACTTGTTCATATGTTAGGTAAGTATCAACAAATATAAAGTCAAAAAATTCATCAGGAAAATCTTTTACAGCTTCATCTGAATCTTTTTTAATTAATTTAGCTCTGTGTTCCTCACCTGACCATTTTACTCTATGTCTGGATATCAATTCAAAAAATTCAGCATCCTTTTGGGTGTTTGTATAATCTGGTCTATTT